TTTCAGCATGTCAATATTGAACTTTTTGATATTAAAGTTCATCTTGTCTTGAGTGCGTGAAGTTTTTAGTTTATGTTTAACATGGGAGTATAATATGGTAAAGCGTAAAACTTCTTCATCCAGCGACCTGAGGACAAACTCGGTTGCTCTCTCTTTACAGCGTTACACCGATTTGAAAGCTCTGAAAGCAGATCAGACATGGGGAATCCAACACATCCAGCCTTTTTTTCCTCCAATTGAAAGACTTTTCAAGACCGAGGTCCTTGAATCTCCTAAAGAGTTTGGTTTTAAATTAAACGAAAACATATCTTCTATTATCGCTGCTGACACTGTAAGAACAAACAAAGGCAATACTGTCGAGGTCCACAAGAAAATCACTATGCTTTTAAGCCCTTTTAAATGGATGCAAGGGGACTACGGTACATACTTAGGTCTTCCTACTTCCGAAGAAGAGGCATTTGAAATCCAACGCAAGATCCAAGATTCGCATAACGCAGCTTATGTCGGAGCCCTCTTATCTGTCGTCCTTTCCCAATCTGGAAACCCACACTTCCCTAAAGTTTACGGCGTATACACCGGCATGTCCCAAAAACACACAATCAATATTTCTGACGATTACGGAGATTTATGTGAACGATCATGGTTCAGCCAAAATATCGGTAAGACCTTTGAAATCAAGTTGGCAGATGATCTTCATTTATCTGGAGATTTTCGTCATACTCGTAGAGACCGAAGTTCTTTGCTTATGGGAGAAACTACAGACTTAGGTGACGTACAAGAACTTGAAGGCGTAGAAGTATCTGACGTCCAACCTGCCGAAATGAAAGCTATTATCAACGATGAAGATGAAGAGGATGACGCAGAATCAGACAGTTCTTCGGTTTCTACTTCTTATATTTTTGGTATTCATTCATGCGACTGCGACGATCAAGACGACGAAGACGAAGATGACGAAGACGAACCTTTTGCTTGGGCTTCGTTCTCTAACGTTCCCGTCCAAATCACTGTCATGGAAAAGTGCGAAGGAACTTTCCACGAACTTTGTGCTTCGGATAACAACACTTTAAAACATTTAGCTTGGCTTTCCCAAGTTATTTTTGCTCTTGCGTTCGCACAACGAACCTTCGGGTTCACGCACAACGATTTGCATTCCAATAATGTCATGTACGTTTCAACTAATAAAGAATACTTGTATTACAACTGCGCCGGTCAGATTTATAAAGTTCCCACTTACGGATACCTCATTAAACTCATTGATTTTGAACGTGGTATTGGATCAATCAAACTTATAGGAATGAAAGAACCTAAGTTATTCATGAGCGATCATTTCTGTATTGACGAAGAAGCTGGGGGACAGTACAACTTTGAACCTTGGTACCTTCCAAAATACCCTGAAATCAAACCCAATCCTTCATTTGATTTAGTGAGACTAGCAACTTCTACTTTCTGGGACTTCTTTCCTGAAGGACCAGAGTGTGAAGATTACAAGGAAAACCCCATTTTCAAATTGTATATGAAATGGTTGACTTTAGATGGCGATAACTCAATTTTGTTCGGCAAGGAAAATCCAGTTCACGATAGATACCATGGATTTCATCTGTATAAAGCTATTGCAAGATACTCAAAAAACGCTGTCCCAAAAACCGAAATTTTGGCTTTGAAATCTTTTTACGCAGTTGATTCTGTTCCTGCTGGGGAGGAAGTTGTCCCGGTTGACGTATAAAGTTGTCCCTGTTATACTTTGGTTTTTCCATTGTTATCTTCTGTATTCTTTTTAGCATGATACTTTTCTCTTTTCTTACGAAGTATTTCTTCTTTGTTCTTGTAATAATTTTCCATGTTCTTTTTATCACACTTTTCTTTTTTTGAATAATAATATTCACTCTTTTTCTTTTTTAATTCATCTCCTTTTAATTCTCTATATTTCTTATTGTAATTATGAGTATATTCTATACGTTGTTCTGTCAAAGGACGTTTATATGTTTCTAAATACTTTTCACGAGTTTCTGTTTTTTGTTCTTCTGTAGCGTACGAAAGAATTGTATTTAGGCACTTTTCATCTTTACGTGCTCCGTAAATAAATTCAGATTCTCTTTTATTTAGTTCTTCTTTACATTTACATGGGTAATCTTCTACAAGAGTTATTTTAACTTTATCCCAACCTATCTCGTTTATGTGTTTATACACGCGATAGGATTGTTTTTTTGATGCAAATTTATGACCTCTTAGTCGCGTATCTAGAGGTTGAATAGTTGCTCCATAATAGTAAAAACCATCATTACATTCAAGCTTGTATATTTTAGACTTTCCGTAATCCATTGAATTATTTATTAATAAAGCGTGTAAATTATTGTTTGCCTACGAACATTTAGAAAGTTGGGCGACCAATAAACATATCTTGCACGGCAGGTATTTCCATTGACTTCACTGTATCAGCAACAACATCTGTAGTGGTAGCAAAGACCACTCCAGCTGCTATGATTCCTCCAAATATTGTGATCTTTCCTGCGTCAGTCCATACTATAGGTTCGCTCTTTGAACGGCGTTCTAAGGCGTAGACGATAAAACATACCAAGGCAACTGCGAGTGAAGCAACAACAATCATCATTTATTCGGGTTTCACGGGAAATTTTACAAATTTAGAACGAGAGTATCTTCCGTGGCTTTTCCTTCAATTTCTTTCAATGGATCAACTTCTTCTTCTACTTCAACCTTTTTGACTTCTTCTTTGGGTTTATCCATATCTTCAAATTCAATAGTTGCTTCTTCCTCTCCGATTTCTAAGAGACCTCGTCCGTCGTCTGTTCCTTCGTCTTCTTCATCCTCTTCTTCATCTTCTTCTTCCTCCTTGACTGGTTCTTCGAACACTACTTTTGCTGGAGAAGGTTCAGGAGCTGGGACTGGTAAAGATACGGTTTCGGGAACAACAGGTGTAGGTGTAGCGTACTCGTCGTCGGCGAAATACTTCTTTGCAATTGATTCCCAAGGCAAGAAACTACGAATGACTTGTTCCATACATTCAGTAATTACACGTTCAATGTCTTGGCGATTACGTGCTTGTTGTTCTGATGGAACTCCGACGGTCTTGAAATAGTAAGCCATTTGCCACATTTTACGTGCGGATTGCTTGTACATTTCGTGAATGAACTTGGAAATAGAAGGGCGTTCAAATTCAATTTTGAGTTCAGAAGAGCTTCCGCGGTAATGGAGGGACGCAAACGATTTCATGTATGAAATGAATACTCCCATCAATAAATCGTCTAAGTAATTACATTTGCTTACCTTTACGATACGGTCTACTTCGGTATTCAACGTTTCTTCAGACCATTCGGGGATGCGAGTTAACATGTTCTGAAAAGTTCTCAATACTTGGTCTAATTGGTTATTACGGTCGCACAACTCTTTAGCAGAATCGTAGATGGACCAGAACCCATCTGCTACGGGGCTGACAAGTAAACCAATTAAATGTTCACGTAAATGTGCCTTGGCAAATTCGGTGCTTGACATTTGTAATTTTGGCGAACTATAATATGAACCGAAAAACGCAATCAAAAACGGAATGTTATTTTCTAAAGTAAGAGGACTCAATTAAAGCGACAATAATTGTAACATCAAGCTCAATTATATCAAACAAAATGGACTCAACATCTTACGAAAAACTTTCTAAAATCTTAGCTTCTATGAAGAAGGATTTAGGCAATTTGGAAAAATTTATGGAAGAATTCAACCCTGTACCTGTCAAACATGAAAATGTAGAAGGTGAAAAGGCAATTGAAACTCCTCAAACACCCAAACGACCAGCTAGGGAACTCACAGTTCCCGGTGCTCCTGAACGACCACCTAAGAAGGTAACAAAGAAAGCTAAGAAGACCGAAGACTCAGATGAAAATCTAACTTCTACAGCCCCAGTTGAAAAGGTCGCAAAGAATACTGACAACGGAACCAGAACACTCGGAAGAGATTCCAAACAAAATCCAACTCGTGCAACTATCATTGAACAATTTGGATTAGTAGAAGGTGACGACAAGAAGGCTTTTGAGAAAGCCTTCGACAAGGCCAGAAAGATGGTAGTAAAATACATCAATGAACTGACCGACGAAGAATACGATAACGGAGATGATATCAAGTTTATTATCGCTTGCGCTGAAAAGGTAAACGGTAAGAAGCAGGAAGTTGTCGACATAGTAACATTGACAATTGACGAACTAAGTAAGTTGAAGCTCACAGAAGACACAGAAAAAGGCCCAGGTGTTTACTGGGACAGTGCAAATGGACGCCCTGTAACGGGTCCAGCTCGTGACGTTGAATCTGAAGATTTAGTTGAAGTCAAGCACAATGGTACCGAATATCTCGTAGATGTTGCTACATCTAGAGTATATGATGTTGACGAAAAATTCCTAGGCTTTGCTGGATTCTATCCATTCGACGATGACGCGTTCGAAACCGTCGTATGCAAAGACAAGACTAATTTCGTTACTGATGGCGGATACGTTCTTGGTAAGGTTGTCAGCTAAATTAAAAAATTGGGTTAAGGTGGAAACACCAAACCTGATTTTTTATCCGAAAATCAGATGATAAGCGAAGCTCCAGAAAGGCAATACAAGAACCGGAAACCATCCGAAAGTACACACTGTAGGAACAAGGTACAGGATTCCTCCTGCGTTGTATGCCACTCTAGAACTTGCGATCCAGAAAGTGAGAAATACAGTGGTGAAAATACGACTAACAAACAACCAAACAAATTCAAATGCAGAAGCTCCAGGATTAGATCTGGCAATAGTATTCACTGATGGTGCCGAAAGTTGGAAGTATTTACCGTCTTCTATAGTTTGCGAACTTGGCTCGTCGTTGATTTTTAAGTCTACTTTAAGAACCTTTTGTTTGTTTGGGTTTGGGTCTGGTATGCCTACAGTCGTAGGCGATACTTTCATGTTGATGCTTCCGTTATCCACATAAGTTCTTACTGCACTCGTGACATCTGTAAAGTTCCCGTCATAACCGTATTGCGCTTTCACGATTTTCAACCCCGAAGCTATTCTGGCCGGAGGAGCATCAATATTCAAGGTTTCGTCGTCATTTACCGAAACCGTGTTTTTACTGCCTCCGTTTATACTGTAAGATACAGTCAACGTCTTTATTTGTCCTGGAGCAGGGTCCGTGACCCCTAGTGCTGCTGGACTTACAACTACCGCTATTTTTCCATCGTAAATTTGTGATGTAACCTCGTTTTTTACATCTACAGTGTTATTTCCTGAACCGTATGTAGCGGATTGAATAAGTAACCCTGTCGCCATTATTATTATACAGCAAACGACTTAAGAACTGAAAACAACGTTGGCTATACCTCCGGTGATTCTCAAATAATTGTATGATTCCACAAAAGCTCTGACGTTGTAAGTGTACTGGTTGGTTTGAGCTGTTCCCTTCACTACAACCGTAACTACATCGTTAGGTCCATACAGTAAGTTTCCTTGTGCGTCTCTCTGGTTAGGGTTGACGACAGTTGGGTTTGGCAAGTTCAAGGTTGATTTCAATACACACTGCGTTACAGTTCCCGTGCTTGAGTTTGGAGGAATAGTTGGGGGTTGGATATAAGTGTTTCTTAATACTACTTTGTTAATCATTGATCCATTTACATGACCGCTTGGCTGACCTTTATAATGATCTAATGAGAATGAATAGCTGTATACTCCTGGAATAGTTGTGACGCTCTGTCCTGAATAATGACGGTAATGCTGAATAAGTGAAAAGAACGAAAACGGTTTGGTTCCGAATCTTTCTAGTCCGTCAAACACGATTGTAGATTCAATTAAACTATCTCTTTGCGATACATTTGTAGGTAATGCGTTTCCGGATGTCAGGGAAGCAGTAATTGGATTGTAATTACTTATATCTATTGGAGGTGCGAATGCGTTCGTCCAGTTCGTGTAGTTGTCGTAATCGTTGTTTTGAGCTCTGTCGTTTCTTTGCACTACCCAAACTACTTGAGTACATAAATTACGCATCAAAAGAAGTAAGTCATTGCTTGGTCCATACTGTCCTTCTGAACTTGTAACATCCACTTGATTAATTATGAACGAATGTTCGGTTTTTACTACATGAGCCATTTCTGCGTCACTAAGGAAAATATAGTTTGCTTCGATGTAAGGATTAAGTCTCCATGTCGTTAAATCTGGAATTGTAGGCACAACTGGACTACTGTTGTATACCGGAGGAGAAAGGAACATATTCATCATGAACCGAGGATCGGTAGGGTCTGGAGCTATTCTGGTGTTGAATGTTGTGTTATTAAAAACTCCTTTCACATAATCTCGGTTATCTATCACCGTAAATAGCTGGTACATGTTTTTCAGTTCAACTACAATTTCAACTACTGAATACTGAAGAGCTCCAATTGGTAAAGCTGATCCCACATCTTCACAAAACCAGAAATGTAAAGGAATGTTCAATGATCTGCCGTAAATTGAAGGTTCGGGAGGATTGGACGATGTAGAGTAAATGGAACTTGGATACTGGTTAACTCGGCCGTATGCGTTTGCTGGATCATACATCGCAGGAACGTTTCCTACCATCTGGTCTACCAAGGCCTTTTTGTGTGGATCAAAATTCAAATTCGCGTAAAGTTTCATCCACTCTCCTGTGTGTCTCACTACTTCTTGACCGTTGATGACTATAGCTACATAGTTAATGATATTGTAACCGATGTTATTGATCCATTGGAAATCGTATCCTAATGCAGTAGTGCTTTGATTTATGTTTGTATGCCCTGATTGAATAGGAACTACAGGTGAATAAATATTAGGTAAATCTAAAATTAAATAACAATCGTTCACCAACTGCGCAAACTGTTCTACTTTAGCTCTCAGCGTTAACGTCCCCGACTGAGGAATCTGTAAATTCTTGCTTTGAAACACTAATTGAAAATGTTCCATTGCGAAATCTGTGTGGCGCTTGTAAACAGACCTAAAATGTGTGAACGACGGGTTACCACATACTAGAATATCTTGTGCGCCTTTAGCTACTAATTGCATTAAGCCTCCCATTTCACTTACTTATTATTGAATAGTTTTATGTGTGTAGACTGAACACTTTTGACATCCTGGTATCTTTACTCCAGTAATGGCTGTTGTAGTGCAATTACATAATCTTGTAAGTGTAAGAGTATTTGCGTTGATGTTTGTTCCGTTACTTGTTGCTTGACTTCTCAATATGAAGTCAGCTGTTTGTGATGCTACGTAGTCGGTCCACATAGATGCAGTTCTCACGGTTTTAAGATTACCTCCAACACGAGGAATGAGGAAGGCTGCGTTGTAAGGTAATTGTGGTGGATCTTGTGCAGCTATGTCCACATTGTTATTCAAGTTCGCAGTGACGTAAGTTCTTGCTTGACGTAACTTAAGTAATCTCGTCCAGTCTCCTGCTGACAATCCACGGGTTCCGGTTTGTAAGTTTGCCATTGATGTTCCCGCTCCAGCGTTTGATACTGTTGCCATTTGTAAATCACCTTATAAAAACAATTTAAATAACTACGTCTTGTAAAAACTTTATTGTATTTCCTGAACGAACTCCTATTCTAAACAATCGCTTTTCGTCTCCCCAGGCTCCATAATCAAACACCTCGTTTGTTTGCGTATCAAGTATCATCATGATGCCTTTGATTTCCACGATCTGTAACTTTCGTGTCTTTTTCATTAAATTGCGCTGGTAAGATACATCCTTCTCGTCCAACAAGTAAGAAGGTCGATAAGCAAGATCTTCAGCTGTGACCCCTGAATCAAAGCGCATACACTGGATCACCGGTTGTTCTTTCGAATGTAACTTGCGATGAATTTCGCAATCTACTGCCGCCTGTTTCAGAATACTGGATATGTTCTTTGCAATACGTCCCTTTTGGTAACTCAAGTTGTAAAGCACTTCGTCGGACGTCATGAACGATTCTTGGCCTTCACCTGTTTCGTAGTATTTCGTAGACGTATCGTTTCGTCGGATAGCTACGATGTTTGGAGCCTTGTCTGCGTCCGCCGTTGACGACTGTTCGGGAGTGAATACCGACATGTAAATTTTGACAGTAACGTTTCTGTCTTCTGGAGGTAACTTGTCGTGCGAGTTCAAACGAATAGCGCGGCCTATAACCTGGTCTATACGTCCAGCGTTCCAGTAAGGTTCCAAAATGTATACGTTTCTCACGTTCTTTAAAGTTATACCTTCAGCTGAAGCGCTACTTCCCAACAAAACACACAGTCTACGTTCCTTTATTGAATCTTTCATGGATACCGGAATTTCCTCGTTGAATATATCGAGAATAAGGTTACGTTCCTTGTCGTTTTTACCTGTATACATTCCGTACGCCGGCTTTCCTTTTTCCATTGATGGATCCTCTTTCCATACTCCTCCGTCCTTTATCAATTTATATTCCTGAAACCCGTTGTTATCAAGCACGGCACGCAGAATTCCCAATCCTTCCAACGATTCGTGCTGAGAGTAAATGTACTGGCTGTTCCATTTACCGTCCTTGCCTACATTGTGCTTCAAATCTTTCAGCAATGCCGCCATCTTCGGAGAAAAATGGTCCAATCCTTTTCCTTTCAGAAATCGGTCAGGTTCCTTTCTTAATCTTGCCAAAACTTCAGGTTTGTCCGCTACCGCTGTTTCGTCTTCGGTTTCTGTTTCTATGACTCTCAGTTCTTCAGGAACGGCGTAGTTACACACTAATCTTGAATTCATACGAAACGATCCTAATGTTTCGTTCAACGAAGGCGACCGTTTTCGTCTTGCTTCTCCGTCAATTTCCTTCTTGCGTGCTCCCAAATAAAGAACAAATTGTTCGTTAGACATCGGAATTTTTACCAGAGTCTTGTCTTCGTCTAATCTCTTAGGCAACAATCTCTCGTCTGCTCCCTTGTAATACGAAACCAAACCCTGAATGCGTCTGCCTAACAACAAAGCGTTCTTGACTTTGAATCCTTCAATGAATAGTTTCGTGAACTCGTCGTTCGGAATATCCGTGGGCAAACACTGTAACTCCTGAACCACCATTTTTTCCGGACTTTCCAATTCAATTCCCGAAAACTTTTCTGTGAACTCTCGTCTCCACGTTTCCACCCATTCCTTGATATCCGGTTCCTGCTTGAAATCCTTGTTGTACTTCACCGCTATTCTTTCGCCCTTATCGTTGTATATACTTTCAAAGTAAGGCGGGTTTCTCGTTATCAAAAAGTGACGCTTGACTGAATTGTATTCTATCGTGTCCACATCTTTTTGTTTGCGAAAGAAGGCAGTCATCAATGCCTCGTCCCATGCAAGAGCCGATTTTGTGGGAACAATCACTTGTTCGATTGGACCTCTAAGTAAATTCATCAAGAAGGCTATTTCGTGTGGACTGTTGATGACCGGAGTTCCAGACAAAGCTACGACCTTACAATTCTTTGCCTTCAAAATGTAAGTGTAAATTCTCGTTCTTATATCTCGTTCGTTGGTTACTGATCCAATCAAGTTGTGTACTTCGTCTAAAATAACTACTGACTCGTCAAACATGTGTTCAGAAGGAAGAATACGGTCAATGTTGACGCTGGAAATACCATTATAGTTAATGAACGTGAACCGGCTGTCGATAACGTCTTCAATTTGAGCCTCAATAAGTTTCTGCTGAGCCCTAGTCAAGTTTCGGAAATTAGGATTGGCGTCCTGGACCGTAGTATAGTAAACTCCGTTCTTGTCTAGAAACTCTTCTGAAACACCTAAAGCTTTTGCCTTTTCCCGGTCTTCTTCACTGCGAATACCTTTTTCTTCCCAATGCTGGTCGAAAGCGTACACTGGGTCCCCGCTCTTTCGGATTTCTGAGCGGTAGTTGTCCTGTAACGTAGCCGGAAGCAGGACGTACACTTTCTTGTTTGACATCAATGATTCGGCGACGGCAATTGATGAACGTGTTTTACCTGTTCCCAGGCCGTGGTACACTAACAAACCTCGGTATGGAGTTTCAATCAACAAGTAATCGCGAACCAGTTTTTGGTATGGAGTCAGTTCATTGTTTCGGACTTCTCCGTCTTCTGGTTCATTCTGACGGTATTTCAAGAATTTACGTGTTATTGCGTCCGCGAACGCTTTACGATTTGGAAGGACGTACGCCATTCTCTCACTTATTTTTGGGAACGAAATGATAATGGAAGAAGTTGTGCGCAAAAACCCTAAGTTATGGATGGTAGCTATTTACCTGTTCTTGGTAGCAGGATTTCTTTACTTAAAGCCTGCTATTGCCTTCGGTAAAGACGGAAATGTCCGACCCTTCGGTGTTGGAAAACGTGAATCCACTGTGTTTCCTGTTTGGACTTGGATCATTGGGTTTGCAGTGGTATCTTACCTTTCGGTAGTGTATATCCTGGATTTTGAGTTCTAGGGTTTATACATGTAATAAAACGTATCGGGATTATACACCGCATGGTCTTCCATGAAACTTATCAACTTTGGACTATTTAAGTCAAAAGTAGCTATCGGCTTGTAATTGATTTCCAATTCGTCTCCCTTATGAACTATTACATCCTTGCTTGGTCTTTTCACAAACGGATGTAATGCTATCTCCGGGACTCCGTCTGCGTCTCTGTTATCTTTTGCAAAATGTATATACTTACCGACTTTCCGTGTCTTCCTTGGGTTCTGTTTCAAACTGGTTTTCAGTTCGTCTGCGTCTCTTAAAGCTATACTTATAATTCCAACGATATCGGGATACTTCTCAATCATCGTTTTACTTAAGCATGGATCGTAAGCTTTCAGAGGTCTAGGCATACATCCTTTATCAACCCTGTTACATCTCGTAACGAATCGGCGTCTCGTGTTTTTTGTGTTTCTGTTATACTTTGAAGGTTTCAAGAACCATAACACCTTCACGTCTTTTTTCAGAATAAAGACGGTTACTGTATCCGTTTCAGTGTTCCATTTTTTAAGGGACAGTAATCCCGTAAACGGATCAGGGTAAAAAAACACATTAAAGTTAGGAGTCACGCACCGTGTTCCGTCGTCTAGCCCTACTCCCCTCAAATCGTTTTTTATATTCTTTGTCAGTCGGAACAACAGTGTTCCCTTAGGAATAGTTTTTACTTGAATCTTACTATTCCTGTAAGTCACTTCCTCCATTATTAAATCATAAGTTAAGATGTTTTAGGTGGTGGAGCCGTGTCTTTGGCTTCTGCCTTTTGTTTGTTGTGTAACTGGTCTAACATTTTTGTTTTGAATGCCGTCATTTCGTCAACTGTGGCCACACACGCAGCTGTTTCCCCGTTCATGACTCCCCATATCGTCGCCGGCCAAATAAAAAGCATCATAAGGTACCCCATTCCGAACTTTATTGCCATTTCGTGTTCTATTCCAAACCCCTCAAAGAAATGGATAAACGGGTTTCTCACAAATTCAAAAAATGAACCTAGTGCGAACGATATGGTAGGAAACGATCCCATTATTGCTCCGTTCTGGAACGCGCTTGACACGTTATACTTTCCACACTTCATGAATGTGGCCGCCATAATTATACATCCTCCAACTACCGTGAATCCTCCGAACAACAAGCCAGATTTTATAACGATATCCATCTCTTGCTTATTTACTTATACTTTGATACGTGGCAATCATACGTTCAACTTGTGTTAACAAATTGAGCCTTTCAACGTAGTGCGGCCTTATGACGTTTCTGCATTCAGACAGGGTTTTCCATCCAACTTCCGATATTTCCTTGCTTTGCATATACGTCAACTTCTGCTTGGTGTTGATTGTCTTTGAAGATTTCAGAAGAGCGACAAAGTATATATGTCTATATAGAATATTGTTGGTTCCTCTGAACGTTTCCACGAACTTCAAGTTTTCGTCAATAGTATAAGTATCGTCCGTAATATTCGTTTCTTCCCAGAACTCGCGCTTAGCACATTCTACGTCCGACTCCCCTCTATTTCGGCGTCCCTTTGGAAATCCCCATTCAGGTTCAGGATACCTTGACTTATTCATTTCTATGATTGCCTTGCGATCCAATTGATAATACTTGATCTTTGAAAGCTCATACTCCGCAGAGTGTGTGTCCCTTCCCGGTCCCCATAATTGAGTCCACAACGTATCGAACTCTTCCTCCACGATCTTCTTCTGTTCGGGAACAGTCATGTTCCCAATCAGACTGTTGACGTAATCCATGTCCCCCAACTCGTACTTTCCTCTGATGAATTCCATGTAAGACATAGAATCCTTGCGTTTCACCATAAATATCCCAACCGTCCTGGGATCTACCGGCAACTTAAGAGGCTCGTAAGCTCCTCTAATCAGTAGTATACCACAAGATATTATCGGGTCTTTGCAAGACCTAAACACGTGCCCTTTTCCTCCGCAATTATTGCAATACATTTCCTTTACATTCATTTCACTGTCATATGGTCCGTTTTTTACTTGCGGCGTTTTAACAAATGGGAGGATCTCAAACGAAACAAGCAGCACCGGCAGCACCTAGCTTTGTTGCCCCAGATATAGCAAAGGGACAATTTACAGGAGAATACTTGTCGTCTCTCGCCCAAAAAAACGCTGAGATCGCACAAAAAGCTATTGACGATGCGAACAAAGCAGCAGAAGAAGCCGCTTCTAAATTATGGAGAACACAGGCTTATGTATATACAGCATTGTCAATCGTAGTAATTATTATTTTAATTGTTTTAGGTCTTATCTTTTACGACATATATGCCCGAAACAACGGACTTAGAACTTATATACTTCCCGGAGGAACCCAAAAATTTACTAACCTCGATGGAACTTCGTCAAAAGAAGGATTCGCCGAGTTCTTGGATTCTAGCACTCCAGATACACCCACTCAAAATCCACCTCCTCCTTACTTGTGGAGCTTAGTTTACGGCGAAGGTCTTCTTGCCGGCCCCCAAGATGGTAGTCAACCAGCTACAGTTCCCGCTGCGTCTGCTCCTCTTTCTGGAGCCGATAAGGGCGCTTACGGAATGCAGTGGTGGATGTACGTCAAAGACTGGAGTTACGGCTACGGCCAAGAAAAGGAAGTTGTAGTCCGCAGCGATCCTTCTAATCCTGGAATTTACAATCCTCGCGTCGTTCTTCATCCTACAGACAATACTCTCAAAATTTACGTATCCGTGTTCCCCTCAGATAACTCTTCAGGAACTTCCGAACCCGCTCCATCCACCTCCGCAGGATCTACTGACGACGTATTCATCTGCGAAGTCCCCAATATTCCTCTTCAACGCTGGTTCTCTGTTTCCGTAAGCGTATTCACTAGAAACTTGGATGTTTACATTGATGGTAAATTAGTCAAGTCCTGTTTCTTGTCCGGAGTGCCTAAACCCGCAGCTGGGGACATCAAGATCAATTCTAACGGCGGATTTGCCGGGTTGCTTTGTAACTTCCAACACACCTCTGGAATGCTGAACCCTTCAGACGCAATTGCCTTCTACGCAAAAGACACTACTTGCCGATCTCAAACAGACGCAAGCACTCTTGTTAGTAACGCTACAGGGTACAACGTGAAGTTTGGAGTCTATGACCCAACTGGAAAAACCGTACAAGAATATTCATTCTAACATGTTAACAATGGACGTAGTTACGACAATTATATCAATCATTGTTGCCGTTATAGTGATTGGATTCATATACTACTACTTCAAACGTGCAGCTGTCACAGGTAACAACTACGTTATTGTAGATAATACTTCTGATGGAAAGACACAATTTGATAGCAAGATGTTGCTTCCCTTATCGAACAACGAGGATCCAGGCATGGCTTTCTCTTATGCTTGTTGGGTCCGCATCAACGATTTCGGATACAAATACGGAGCTCCTAAAGTCGTATTCACCAAAGGACCTACCGATTTGACTTCCATGTGTCCCGCTCTGCTTCTTGACGCAAACACGAACTCGTTTATTGTGAAGATGGACACCTTTGGAGGAACTGAAGTTATTCCTGTGAATAACATTCCCGCAAAGAAGTGGATTCATGTAGCTATTGCCGTATCACAATCTGCTATGGATATTTACATCAACGGAACTCTTTACCTCCATCATACATTGGTAAATATTCCGCGTCAAAACAGAGAAACCGTTCATACAGCTGTTAACGGAGGGTTTGACGGTCAAATTGCTGGATTACAATACTTCAGAACCTTGTTGGGTCCTTCTGAAGTATCTAATTTAATGCAAAACACTCCTCAACCAAGTCAGCAAGACATCAACGGCCCCGTTCCTCCTTACTTTGATATGTCTTTCTGGACCGGTCATTAACTTAAATTTTTCAATTGCTGCTTGGCCTTGTCAGCATCTGCTGCCTGTGCTTGAGATTTACTGATTAAATCGTCTACCTTCTTGTCCACACGGTCTACCGAAGCACGTAAACCCTGTGGAGAATTCATGAAATCCTGGATTGCCTTTGTTCTGATTGGTTCAGGCAGTTTCAAAATATCGTCCGGAACATCAGGGTAATTGAGATCGTGCATGTGTTCCATGATGACTTTGTCCTTGTTCATCACCATGTATGCTATCACTGCAACCAAGATGATAACAAACAGAAAAAGGTATATCTTCTTCGGCATTACTTGTTTAATCTAGAGTTTTTAGTGACTTATAATTTGTTTATAGCCGTAGCTAGAGCAGCTAGTGCAGGCGCAGCGCCTGTAATTTGACTAGTTATAGGGTTTCCTAATTGTTGGTTGTTGGCACCTAGACCGTTATAAATACTGTATAAACTTCTCATGTCTCTTTTAAGATTTGTTTTAGCAATTTCTTTGTCAACGTCTGTAGTAGAGCTAGAAGTAGAACCTGTAGCTCCTGTAGCTCCTGTAGCTCCTGTAGAACTAGTTCCACCTACCGGAGAAGAAGAAGACGCAAGGTTACTTCCACTAGATGACCCAGATGCGGATGGAGGTGGGGACATTGTCATAGATGTGCCCTGACCTGCTTGGGGACCTTGGCCCGGTAAGGGATTTTCTACAGACGGATTAGAAGTTAATCCTTCTCTGTTAGAACGAGTCAAGTAGTAGAGAATTCCAGCAACAACAACCGCAAGCAAAATAAACTTCCAATACTTTTGCATCCTTTATATTACTAAGTATATAAATGAGCGCACAAGGCCCCGCAGGATTAACTGGTTACGTTCCTCAATACACCAGAGACGCACAAGATTGGACGCGTTCCATCAAAGAACGTTTGACGTATCTTACGTTGAACTCTTCGTATACCGGAGACAAGAACCCTTCGCCTATTTTCATGAAATACGGCAACGGAATTAGAATGACTTACGATTTTGGACGTTTTGATTTTACTGGTGGTACTGGATGCTCTGGATGTACTGGAAACGCATTTGGAGGAGCTATTCCTTTTCCTTAATTCTTTAACGTCTTCTTCAATGATCTTCTCACCTTCTGTCTTTGCGTCTTGGTTAACTCTGTTGGGTTATAAGTGAAGAAAAGTTCCAAAAATTCACGAGAATTCTTGTCCCCCGATAACTTCTCGTACATTTCAGAATGTTCTACTCGCATATCCACCAATGAAGGTTGTTTGCCTATACACGTCAACGGTGTCAGTATCTTGTATCTTCGTTTGACGTTCTCGTTTGCCAAGTTCACTAAATGCTCGGCCGTACACAAAAATCTCTGTTCGGGAAAAGGGTCTCTGAACTCGTTAGAGGCATACAACGCAGCCAAAAAGAATTGTAGTAATGTCGGAACACTTGCTACGTATAATCCCGAAGGACTTTCGTTGTAACTGTGACACGCTGTTGTTTCGTAAACACGAACCAACAATGATTTGGTTTCTGAATCGTATATGTCCGTGTGTGGGGGCATAAGTTCGCCATAAGCAGGAAAGTCTTTTGATCTGACTCTTTCGTGTCTAGCGAACAACGATCCGAACGAATGAACGACTTCTTCTCTGCGTTCCGGTGTAGCTAAAACATCCAGAGGTAGCATCCATTTTCTTTGGTGTTTAGAACTCTGGATCATGGACGCATTGAATCCTAGTAAAACAGATTTTTCTTTCTTTATCAGTTCCTTGATTTGATTACGCATATCGTCGTCCAAGAACACCGACGATACTTCTGCTTCTTGTTTAGGACATGTCATAGGATGAGCTCGGTTCAATTTTTGTAATCGCTCATACACCTTCTTCCATCGTGATACGTCTCCTTTAGGTCTCGAAAGTTCCAAGTATACGGCCATTCTCAAGTAATTTGGGGGGACGTAGTGTAATCCGTCCTTTTCAATACTGTCTTCCCATAACTTTCGGAAAATAGGTTTATCCATATGAGAAATATCAGCTACTGGGATGTAATCACAGAACACCTTGAACGTTCCTAAATGTACACCAGGCTTCACTTGAACGCTCGTAAACCCCGCGCTTGCTAATCTGTCCGCCAACTTCGCAGAGTGAACTTGCGGTGTTTCAGAAAAGAAGTCGTAGTCGGGTATATCCACCGAAAAATCGTAGAACTGGTCTGCAGGAGGAAGCAGATTATTGATTGCTGTACCCCCATAACACATCACGCGATGCTGGTGGATGAATTCCCTAACTATCTTCATCATGGTTTTCACTGCAGGATTGCTGGCCGCTTCCTTGTCAATTTGTTCCTGCGCTATTTGTGCGACTCTCTCTACGTCCATTACTTTGAAAGTGGTAGAATTTCCTGATTTTCTTTTACCGTCTTAACAAATGACCAAAAGGTCTTCTCGTGAATGTGCGCGAGATCGTAAATCATCAGAAGACATGAAAGATGATTCAAGTAAACCCCCTCCTTCCAAGAAAAAGAGGGACGATGACGATACGTTGTGGATCAAGGACGATACTTTGGACTCATCGTCTGCGAGCGTTGAAGAACCAAGCGAACAGCAACCAATTATTCAAATCATACTCCAGCCTCCTCCTGATGACGAAGATGTTGAATTGGAAGATGAAGACGAAGAAGAGTTTATAGATTTCTTGATGAGCAAATACGCGAATAATGCTCGTCCTACAACACGCTCACAAACTACACGCAAAAAAAGCGAACCTAAACTTCCTCTTCAACTTTCAAAAGCCGAAATGGAATACTTCAAAAAACAACCCACCGACCGAAAAGACAAGCTCCGTATGCTTATGGAAAAAATGACGTCCTTAAGTATTTCCGAAGGCGATATCCCACATAAATTCAAAGTTCTTGAATTACCTGTTTCCGATTACGTTAAGTCCAACGTCATCAAGAAGATCGCCGCCGTAGAAGAGATGGGTAGCGATTCAGGTGAATCTTATAAACTCCGTAACTGGATTGACGCTTTTCTTCGTATTCCGTTCGGGAAAGTCATTCCTCTGCCTGTGACTTTGAGCGACGGACCGCAACGATGTACGGATTTCATGATTGAAGCACGTAAAACTATGGATAAACATATTTACGGAATGAACCCTGCTAAAACCCAAATTCTTCAGATCATCGCCCAGCTCATTGTGAACCCTACATCTGTAGGCAACGTCATTGCCTTACAAGGTCCCATGGGTGTCGGCAAAACCTCTTTAGCCCGTAATGCTATTGCCGAAGTCATGAAACGTCCTTTTGAGTTCTTCTCTTTAGGTGGCGCCTCCGACATCTCGGGCTTCATCGGCCACTCTTACACTTACGAAGGGTCCATGTGGGGAAGAATAGCCGATTCAGTAATGCACGCCCGAAGCATGAATCCCGTCATGTATTTTGACGAACTTGATAAAGTATCTTCCACCCCTCACGGTGAAGAAATCATCAGCATGATGATCCATTTAACCGATCGTTCACAGAACTCCCAGTTCCACGACCGATACTTCTCCGGTGTAGATTTTGATTTGTCCCAATGTCTGTTCGTGTTCTCGTTCAACGACATTGAGAAAGTTCATCCTATTTTGCGCGATCGTATGACCGTCATTAACTGCGAAGGATACAACGAAAAAGATAAAGTCACTATCTTGCGTGATTACATATGGCCACAATTACTTGATCGTTTAAAATTCAATCCTGCAGAAGTTGTGTTGACCGACGGAGCTATTCGCCACATCATCACCGAATACTCTGGAGACGAAAAAGGTGTACGCACACTCATACGCACAGTTGAAGGTATGATGACCCGTTTGAATATGCTGAGGGTCATGCGCGACGAATCAATGAAGACTTACTCGTTCTTCGTGGAATACACCACTCCCTTCGTATTATCCGAACAAACCACCAGAAAGTTGTTGACCGATCTAGGCAAAAAAGAATCTGAAAATTGGCGTCATATGTATAATTGAATAAAAACGGAACAGAATTTGTTTATCCAAAATATTTCAAATACTACTAAAATGCCTAGTGGAATTAAAAGAACGAAAGAACAATTTATACAAATTTCAAGAGAAAAGTTTCCAAATATAAATTTTGGATTTGACGAAGTTGTATGGGTTAATATGGCAACTAAGATAAAAATTTATTGTCCTATCTGTAATGACTATTTTATTACTTTGCCTAGTGTCCATATAAGAAAAGAAAGCATGGGTGGATGTAGAAAATGTGCAGATAATCTTATCTCAAAACAACAACGTTATACACAAAACGAGTGGATTTCTGCTGTTCAAGAAATCCATAACAACTATTATACCTACAATGATGTTAAATATAATGGGTCTAATGAAAAGGTTATAATTACTTGTCCTGAGCATGGAAATTTTAGCCAAAATCCTACAGAACACATGGCTGGGAAAGGATGTGCAAAATGTGGTTATAAAAAGATAGCAGAAACAAAATTTTATAAAGCAGAAGATTTTGAGAGAATTAAAAACGATTTAGCATTAATACATAACCATAAATATAATTACACTAATATATACCGCGATAATGAAGGTCGGTTATTTATTGAAGGTTATTGTAAGAAAAATCATCAGTTAAATCAACGTTTAGATCATCATTTTAAAGGTCATGGATGTGTCTCATGTATTCCGCAATATTCAAAAGCACAAATAGAGTGGTTAAACTTTATGGAAATAACAGAAGGTATTATTGAACATGCTGAAAATGGAGGTGAATATAAAATACCAGATTCTTCTTATACAGTTGATGGTAGAAATGGCAATAAATTATATGAATTCCAAGGAGATTTCTGGCACGGTAATCCTAAAAGGTTTAATCTTGAAGAAATTAATCCAAAAACAGGAACTACTTATAAATATTTATATGAACGAACAAACCGTAAAATAGAATATTTAAAAAATAAAGGATATGATGTTATAGTCATGTGGGAATACGATTGGGAGTTGGGAAAAAATGCGGTTATTAAATTACAGAAAAAATGGCGTTTATACAAACTTTATAATAAAAATTGAAAAAGCCGTTTCCGGCTTTTAGTTTAGTAGTATCTAATATATCCTTTTTGCAAATAGTCTGGAGTGTTTCCAACTCCCTTACTTTCACAACTCAGAAGTATACTTCTGCGATCATCACCATCCCAAATAAGAATGTCTTTGTACTTGTTTACCAACTGTAATACTTTCTCATTTGTCTTCTTGTCAAAGCCGTGATTAAGATAGATCCGTTTAGAACCATTTTTAAGGTCTTCGTCTGTTTGTTCCGTATAGAAGATATAGTTCTTCACTCCGTCTATGTCTAATTGCGTACTAGCGCAGTTTCCACAGCACTTGTAAGCTTTGTAGAACTTCACTCCTATTTTTACAAACTCCCCTTCCATCTTTTCAATCATTTCTTCTATTTTAGTATCACGGTTTTCAAGAAAGTCTTCTTCGCAATCTGATTCGTATGTTTTGCAGGACATTTTAGCGTGTTGGTCTTCTACAATTTACCTAATTTAATTCCGTTTTTGTGTCATGTAAAAAACCGTTTCCGGCAATTTAATCGTTCTTGCTTGCTAAATACGCATCAACTGCTTGTAAAGTGTTTTTGAATGTTTGCATACGCTTTGCACGAATTTCAGGAAGTTTCAGGTCATGGTTCAACCATTCGTTCATTTCTTTATGTATAGCGTGAAAATCCTCGTCAGTTATATTGTTTGTATTCAGTATAGCGAAGAACTCCGAAATAGCTGAATCCCGCATTTCGTTTCCACGATCAATTTGTTCTTGAGTAACAGCTGTTTTTTGTAAGCATCTTGCTTGGCATGATTTCATAAGTGTCTTATTAAGATTTAACTCCATCATATTGTTGTCTGATACTTCATCTTCTTTCGGTTCTTGATTCCGTTTTTCTTTTCCTTCCTGCTTTATGTGCTCCAAGCAGAGATTGTATTCCGGATACGATGTGTAACTACATCCCTTTACTACACATCGTGGCCTTTCTAAAGTTGAAGCATGGATGGTATTACTTTGCTTGTTTCCCATTTGTATGTTGATAAGTTTGTGTATCAAAATCGTTATGAAAAAAAGTGGAAGTTTCCCTCACTTTTTCTTTATTTTAAACTACATTGATACTTGTGTGGACTCAGCTGTAGTTGCTGCTCTTATTGTTGCTGTATTCAATCTGCTTGTTGTTGAATTAATAACATGATACAACCAGAATGAAACACCTACCATAACGATTGTTAAGAATATAATTATAGTCGGATCCACCATTTTAAGTTTACTGGCATGAGTAGTGTAGTGTCTTACCATTCCGTTTTTAGAACTTTTCAATCCGTTTTCCGATCTAAAGTCAAAAACCGTGCATGGCACACAGGAAAACTCTGGTTTTACTTGACTCAAGCTTCTACCGCTCCATTCCACGCAGCACTAAAAGCCCTATACTTGGCGTTTACAAGTTGGTAGGTATAGGAACCAACTTCTTTTCCATTTTCATCTTTTTATATTTAAGTGAATGCGATGAAATGTGGATATTAAAACAGAACCTTCACTAGGGACCCTTCGATCCCCGATACTCATACTTTTAAATTAAAACAATTCGTTTTTCATGCAAAAAGGTCCTTCCAGACGATTTTGGTTTTTTGTTTTGTTTTTATGTTTTTTGATAATTTTTATTTGGTTTTGTGGTTTTATATTTTTTGTTCTGTTTTTGATTTTATTGAGACATCATTCTAGCCATTTCTCGTTCACGGCTTATACGATCATCTTCATCTTCTTCATCTATCAATGAGTTTATCCAATCATCCCATTGAGAGTCAGGAACTCGTAATGAACGCAAGACCCCTCTTGCTCTTTCAATACGTCTATTTACATCAGGTTCCTCGCGTAAAGGAGGAATCAAGTCGCCAAGCTGTTCGTTAAGTGAACGGACTTCAATTCCTTCTAGATACCCGTTCAATACATTGAACAATCTAGTAAGACATCCTTGCTGACACATTCCAATACTATCGGCAGTTTCAGTTCCAAGAATACGAATAAGGTTATCCTTATCGTCGTGATTCTTTATGAATTGCCAAACAGCATCCAAGGTCTTTGGATACGCTGCTTCAATATCGTAAATTGTGCTTGCTTCCACATACTTGTGGAATATAAAGTCGCAAATTTTGCTTTCAAACTTACATTCTGTAAATATTTCCCCAACAGTGTAGTTATAATCTTTTTTCCATTTATATTTATCTGGAACATTGATATGATCGATTATTGTGCGATAGGTTTGAACTACCATGTCAACCACCACTTCTCTATGGACGTTTTGGTTGTCGTCAACGAATTCTTGTAATTCGCGACGTGGTTGTTCTACTCTACCTATTAATCGATTATACAACGTACAAATCCAGTCAAACATTTGTCGGATGTTTCCGTTTGGTATAATGCCAATCTCGGTACATCCATTTTCATAATACTGTATTCTGACTGTGAATTCTTGGATACGATTGTCGTTAATTACTCCGTAATGTACTCCTCTTGCTAAGTGTCCGGCAACTATATTTAATTCTGTAAATAATGTTTTTGAACGGCGTGTTAGCACCAATTTTCTGGTTTTAAGCTGTTGTTCTTCTATGTACGATTTATCCAAATCACTATCTGGGATAGTAGATTGTTTCTCAAACAGTTGTTTCATTTCTAGTTGGTGTCTGTACTTAAATACATGTATGTCTATTTCTGAAGCACCGTTTTCTACCATAGTTTTTCGTTGAAACTTATACTTTGATATAAGTTGTCGTTGTTCGAAAACCTTTGGTCCAGTTCTCTTGTAAGAACTGTAATGAGATTTACATAATTTGTAATCGCTAACAAATTTCTTTGCAATATTCTTGCAAGGACCTTTGCTTACACACACAGCATCACAACATGGTTTGCTTCTTATTTCTAAGAATTCTCTAGTTGTGACTGTTTCATCCGAGTGAGAAAGATGATGTTCATCGTCGTCACTGAATCGTTCATATTCGTAGTCATCACGTAATCTGCTGTTAAGCCCAATGGCTTCAACTAGCTGAAATCCGCGTATTTCTCTTTCATCAGGTTCGCGTTCATAATCCATTTTGTTATGTACTATGACCGCTTAAGTGGATCTACATCATCTTCGCAAAAAACATTTCGTTTTCATTTTACAAGTATGGGTAAACCAAAAAAAGACGCACTTGATGAATTAATAAGTAAAGTCAACTGGAAAGTAGGTAAGTTCAATGTCCTTCCCATCGTTTTTGGAGTTATCATGGCGTCCATTGATATTCTCATGATGTCTACTGCCAAGATGGTGAGCGAAGGCACATTATCTTCTGCTGTTGGTGTTCCCTTAGCAGTTGGATTATACGCTCTTGAACCTCTTGTGTTCCTGAGAGCTCTCCACTTTGAAGGTATGGTCGTAACCAACTTAGTTTGGAACTTGGTAAGTGACGTTATCGTTACCTTACAAGGTGTTCTTGTGTTCGGTGAGTCTATCAAAGGACTTCGTTGGGTCGCATTAGGCACTGCCTTGTTTTCCCTTGGGTTGTTCGCATACACTGACGACAGCTAAAAATGAATTCAGTTTAAGTTAAAGTATACGTCTCAACATGAAAGATGAATATCTTCTTCTTAAGTCGTAAAACCAAACAGTGCGCACGTTGGCACTGCGATAAACACGTAGTTAAAATGATTCTTGAATCAACACAACTTCTGTATAGCGCTCATCATGAACTTGGAGGAACGGAAATAGTTGAGAGAGACGCGCCGATATGTATAACGTCTGGAAACAGAGGATACAAAAAGTCTCACTCCAAACATCCTTCTTCTATTTGGGTTCGTGAAAGTCTAGCTCATTACATGTGGCTCGTATGGCTAGCTAAAGATTTAGTCGAGGAACATATGTACAGATTCAATCCCAAGAATTACCATGCTTCCTTAGTTCATTTGGAATGGTTACAATCAAATCTTCCTCCTCAATTGACCGAAACAAGATGGTTACGCGATCCAACTCCTGCAATGCCCGAAGAATACAAGTGCCCTAATGATTCAATCATTTCTTATCGAAACTTCTACAACGGTTC